AATATGAATACTAAAAATGCTTTAGCAGGTAGTGGTGGGGTAGTTGTAAATCAAAATATCAACTTTGCAACAGGCATCAATGCAACTGTAAGAAATGAAGTAATACAGCTTCTGCCACAAATTGCAGATGTAACGAAAGCTGCAGTTCAAGAAAAAGCAGCAAGAAGCAACAGATTTAAAGGAGCATTTAGTGGCTAGAACAATCGCTATGCCTTCAACTCCAAATTTTGTAAGTAGTGATTTTACTATGAGAAGAACAATTGGAGTAACTCAATCCCCATTTACAGGAAGTATTAAAACGCAAGAGTTTGAAAATGTTGGTTGGTCAGCACAAGTTACATTACCACCACAAAGACGAGATACAGCAATCAATTGGCAATCTTTTTTCATGCAACTCAAAGGACCAATAAATAATTTTAAATTTGCAGACCCAGACGCTCTGACAAATAGAGGAACATACTCAACTTCACATCTAATTGCAGACCCAAGAATAAATCAAACAAGTGTTACTTTGTCTTTCACAGCTTCTAACTCAAGGGTGACAGCAGGTTCTTCTGTATTTGGTGATTTAGTAACAGGTGATTTTATACACATTACTGGTCCAACAAAGCCTGAAAATACAGGCACATTCAAAGTTACAAATGCGGTTAGTGGAACTGTTTTAGAGATAAGTGGTGATTCAGCTATATTAGATGAATCAAATGTTTCTAGCTGTAAGGTAAGACAAAATGTGAAAGGAGCTTCTGCCTTATCTCTTGAAGCTAGTACAAATGCCGCTACTGGAACAATTGTCGTTGGCGATTATTTACAAATACAAGGCGCAGCAGACACAACAAGCAATCCAGTTCAGTTGGTTCAAGTAGTAGAAGCTGCAACAGAAACCAGTCAAGGTGGAAGTGCATTGAATCATTTTTCACTACGTATAGAACCAAATTTAAGAGCAGACTTTGCAGATGGAAATTTTGCTATATTCACAAATCCTAAAGGTTTATTCAGGCTTGATGGTACTGATGTAACTTGGTCTGCAGATAGGCTTTCAAACTATGCTTTTTCTTTTTCGTGTATTGAGGTGATTTAATGAGTACAAGATTTGACAACCTTTCGTCTGCTTTAA